CTGCATTCTCGGTGTTTTGTAAATCTATATCACCAAATTCAAGGTGTAGGTCGGACGCGAGGGCTATTTTCATAATGAACCTATTATAACATAAAAATAAAAGAGGTGCGGCAAACACCGCACCTCTGCCTACAATCAACCCCTCAAGAGTTGTGGATCAGCAAACTTAGGAAGATTACCGATTTCAATCTTGCGTGGTTTCTTTTGCTCAGGAACAATGTTCTCTAAAGCAATACGCAGAATACCATCTTTGAATTCTGCACCACGAACTTCGACTGTATCGGCTACGGTGATGGTCTTAGTGAAAGACCTTGCGGCAATACCATGATGTAGGTATACAGCATTAGATTCTTTTTCTTCCTTTTGACCAACAATTTTCATAACACCATCGGTGATAGTGATATCAATTTCATCTTTCTGAAACCCAGCAACAGCCAATTCGACCATATATTGGTTTTCATTTAGACGGATAATATTGTGTGGTGGAAATGTATGAGTGTGTTTGAAGTCTGGCTCCAACATCTTCTCAACATCACCAAGGAAACGCTCGAACCCAAGCGTAGAGTGCATCAAAGGACCAAAAGAAATACGAGATAATGTCATAGTTTTCTCCTATTAAGCGAGTTAATTTTACCAACCCTTTCGGCGTTGGCCCGAGGAATTTATTACTAGCCTTAACCTCGGACTGCTAGTTCCCATCCCTGAGAAATTTAGTGATTGTAACTGTCGTTTGGCTTCTTGCCAATATTGTATTTAGGTACCAGTTGCCAATCATCCTTCTCTTTGAAGGATATAATCTTTATCTGATGGAGTGGAGCAACAAGAACTTTATCTTTACGGGATGATACTCCAATACGGGTAAGCGTTTCACGGACTTTTAAGAAGTCATCTTGTTCATTGAGTTTGACCTCAACGAACTTAGTCAAATCTATCATGTCACTTTCCTAATCCACCGATATCGGTTTGTTTTTTTAATTGTTGGATTTGTTCATCGCTAAGTAGGCGGAGAGCTTCACGAGCTTTAGTATCTGAAAAGCCATAGACGGCTTTAATGCATTCTATATCGTCACTTTTCTCAGCTTTAACCCACTTTGCAAACGGTCTCTTTCGTGACCTGATAGTATTTAGTAAAAAATCATTTTGCAGTTTGTTGTCTATGAAGTGGCATCTGTTCATTTCGTTCGCATAACCGATACAGTCCTTGTGATAGGATAGTGACCGATTGACGATGAACGGAGTATAAGATTTCTCAATAGATTCGTCTGTGATAATGTTCTCTTTCTTATAGAGAATCTGGTTTACGAAGTCAAATGGATTCATGTTCGAACAACTTGTTAATATCGTTTAACGAATTTTCAATCATTTCGTCATACCTATTATTGAGGTTGACACGCATATCTTTAACTTCGGACGATTCAGAAAAGAATTCTATGATAGAATGAGGCATTTGAACCGTTCTACCGTCAGCATTATACTTTATGTAGTTCTGTATCTTTTCGTGACTGGTAATTCCAGCCAGACCAGGTTCCATCAACAAAAGAAAATCAAAAGTTTTGGTGTAAACTTTATCTTCACTTGAAATGCCTTGAGTGTTATCAAGCCTGATTTGCTTTGTCTTATCATTCTTCTTACCAAAAATCTGCATCTGAGTTTTCAATTCAAGTTTGGTATTGCCATACTCTGGCATGATAAAGTCATAACCAACCTCATCAACATATACGAGTTTTTGGTTAGAGAATTTTTCAATGGCTTTGCAAATTAAATCAGACTTGACAAACCTCAATGTTGGTTTATTGAAAAAGTCCTTGTAAGATATCATCACAGAAAAGACTTTATCCCATTGGACATTTGCCTGTAGATATTTTGTAATTTCATACTGGTAGTCATCGAATAAAATCATAAGTAAGTTTTCTATGTTGTGAGATTTGCATTTCTTGAACGTTATCATTTGAATTCCAATGAAACCATTAACTCTGTCAGACATGCAACAAGATTAATCTCTGCATCAGCCACGAAAGCTTGCTTGTATTGATAGTCTGCAAGAATGATAACAGCCTGAGGTATAGACTGAGGCTTTAGAAAATCATACAGATTGTCATACAGTTTGCGATACAAGGATGCAGGGTCAACATCATTACTGGCAACCCACTTACGGATTGCACCAAAGTCTTTTTCTTTGATAAAGTTGATGATATCATTCAAAGATACATCAGCAATCTGTGACAGAACACCCGTATCAATCTTACCAAACTTAGAGAACCGTTGCAGTTCATTAATGATACGGCGGAAGTCTGGAAAGTGTTTCTTGATTAACTCTGCAATGACAGCAGGTTCATGTTCAACAGATTCGTCTGAAAGGATGTTTTGAATTCGTTTGAAGAATTGACCAGCCATTGCTGTCTTCTCACTTGCCTTAAGACCAAAGTCAATGACTGCACACCGTGAGTGTAACGGTTCAATGATTTTGTTTTTGAAGTTACAAGTAAAGATAAACGAACAATTGACTGCAAACTCTTCGATTGCATTACGAAAAGCAGCCTGAGCATTAGGTGATAGATAGTCTGCCTCATCAATGATGATGACCTTGCGACCACCAGAAAAGGACATTGATGATGCATAGTTTGCAATCTTGTTGCGAACAACATCAATGCCTGTTTCTGATGAACCATTGATAATGAGAAAGTCGCAACCAATCTCATTACACATGGCTTTAGCCACAGTAGTCTTACCAACACCTGCACCACCAAACAACAGAAGATTAGGAATGTTCTGTTGCGTTACATACTCCTGAAACGGTTTCTTCAAACGCTCAGGAAGAATACACTCTTCAATACTTTTAGGACGATACTTCTCCGTCCACAATAGATGTACCACGATTCACCTCTTTCATAATAATCATAATAGAATTACACCTTTGGTAATTCGTTTTCAATTTGGCCTTCTAATTCTTCTACACGATGTTTCAAGACACTAATGGCAGTATGAATATGCCCCGTATCATGTTCTTCAAGTCGAGAACTCAATACAGTAATCTCCCTCTGTAGAGAGTTTTTATGGTTTGCCAAAGTTTCTTGAGTCATGTTAAGCCTTTTCGAATTTAGACCCTGCTTCAGTTGTAATCCAGTATTGAAGAGGAATCTTTTTGTTGGTGAAGTGTGAGATACCTTTTGATGAGATTCGAACATCATATGCACCAGGAAGAATCTTGGTGATATTTTCTGTTTTAAAAATCATACGGTACTTATCGTTGTTTCCATCTTTGATTTCAAGTGCATCATTGTGTGCAGCATCATTGGCTGTATCAAGTGTCGTTACCCAAATCTTTGCACCATCAGATTCTACTCCGATGTTTGGCAGACCAAGAATAGATGCAGAACGGAGAATCCAATCAAAGTCTTCAGCACTCAACTCAAAAGAGATTTCAGCATCAGGCATCTTAATCTGATTCTCTGGCGGAAGAGAAAGCATAGATGGTTCACAGAACCGATACTTGGTTTTACTACGACCTTTGTTACCAACGATGATAGCAGTCTTCTCGGAGAATTCAAAGGTAGGTGTTTCTTTATGCGAAGAGATAACCGACAAAAACTCATGGATGTTATACACACCAAAGTTAGTAGGAATTTCTTCATTGATGGTAACCTCTGCAAGGATATTCTTACCAGAAGATACAGTCTTTAGGACTTTACCTTGCTTGAAGTAGATACCCTGATTAATGTTACCAAAGTTTTTCAATACATTCAAAGTGTCATTTGACAGTTTCATTTGTTACTCCATTATTAAAATTTTCATCAATCGAATACAGTATATCATGCTCATACAGAAACATGAGGCAACACATAGCATGAGCCAAGTGATGCATACCCGTTTCAGGATCAAGTACCTCACCTTCTTTCCATGCCCAAACGTGTCTCTGAAGGCATCAAAGTACCTGCGTTTTGAATCAGGTACTTTCTTCCAGTTATCACGCTCATACTTTTGAGCACCAAAAGTTAGAACATCAACAGTTGCCTTGAGTGCATAAGGCGGCAGCAAGCCGTATTCTAGCTTGCCACCGTCAAACTTACGGCCACCTGTTGTTGCAGTTTGAGAAGCCTTTACAACATCATCAATCATAGTCGACCTGTATATTGTGCGACAGCAGGCATGTTACCAGTAAATGCATAGGTACCAATATGCTGGGTTCTCATCCATGGGCAGAGGTAAATTTCTCCACCAATCTTGCGCCACATCTGACAGAACATATAGTCTTCTGATAGATAACGATCCGAACCACCACCAGTGATACTATCTTTACTGTCAATAACAGTATCAAAGTAAGCATGAATGTATCGTGAGCCATCAAAGTTGGCTTGACCAACATGGTCTGGTTTGTACCTAATCATTGGAAAAGCTTGATTCAACTTTTCAAACACCTGGCGTTTAATCATCATATGACCAGTTCCAATTTCCATAACCTGAAGTGGTTCTGATACTTGGAATTGTGCGGTACCTTTTACTACGTTGAAAACATATTCACCAACCAAGTTTTCCAATTCTTTTGGATCAAGGTTAGGATGTTTACGAGCCGTTTCAGCTACATTGTTCCAGTTGATAGATTTCTTGGGATACGGACCACCGATGATATCTTTATCAAGTGCCATTAATGCAATGATATCTTGAGGTGAATAGTGAATGTCCGAATCAATGAAAAGCATGTGTGTGTAATCTGTGCGAAGAAACTCATCAACAAGATAATTACGAGCTCTTGTGATAAGTGATTCGTTAAAGAGGAAAGAAAACTTAGTTTCAATTCCATAACGAGTCATAGTCGTTTGCAAATCAAGGCATGATTTGATATACAGACCGTGTGCCATACCACCATACATTGGTGTAGCAATGAATAATTTGTTCTTCTTCAAATCATCTATGTTTACTTGAATTTCCATAATGTGTCCATAAAAAAAAGGAGAGATACAAATATATATCTCTCCTCACTAGTTATTTCACCTACAATTAGGCAAAAGCACGGTCGCCTTGCTTACGCAGAGCAGCAATACCAGCAGCAACAACTTTCTTGCTTGGGGTACCTAGGCGGTAAACCGAAATGGTACGACCATCAGCAAGAGTCTTGCGATTGGTATAGATAGCATGACCTTCTTCGCGCAGTTCATTGATACGAGCTGACACGTTGGTCACGCCAAAGCGATTCTGAGCCTGAGCTACAGTAAAGGTATTGTAGCCACCAGTTTTGCTCAGAGCGGCCAACATTTTTTGTTTAGCGGATTTACGCATTCAAATTTCTCCATATTAAATTAGTCTCTAGTTCTTACCCACTTGAGAGGAGACCATCTCCCAAATTGTTTTTCATTATAACATACTTAACATAGGTGTCAAGCAAAATGAAGGCAAACAAACGATATTTTGATTTGTTTGCCTTCAATCATCAGAATGCAATTTCTTCCGCGGTTGTTGAAACAGGTTGCACCGTTGCGGTGTTAGCCGCATTTTGAGTACCTGCATCAATCTTGGTATACAGGTCGAAGAAACTCAATTGAGTATCGGTATCAAAACGATTCAGACAAAGTTTGATTGCTTTAGTTTTGTTACCGAAGATACCGTAAGTTTCA